CAGTCAAAACAGAAATATCTTTATAAGGAAAATCAGTAGGAAGTGCATCACATAACTCATTTACTATTGATTTTCTATGTTCAAGTTTTTTTACCTCTTGTTTTTTTTCAAAATCAATAATTTCATTTTTAGCTTTGTTAAAAAGTTGCTCAAATTCTGAAATAGAAGCGTTATAGCCAAAACTTTTATTAAAAAGACAAACACTGCGTCCTTTATAATCAAACCAAAGTTCTCCATCCCTATCTATTAGTAAAACCCCAATTTCAGCAAGTCTATTTTTACGAACATCAAACTGCTCGTCTTTTTGCTTTTTAAGTTCAGCATCACGTTTGGCTTGTTCGGCATCCAGTTTTTCTTGTTTTAAATTTGAAATTATTTTTTCAAATCCTACTGCATCAACTCCTAATAACGTAGATTTTTGTATTCCAATTTTTGATGTTTCTGAAAAGAAATTATCTCCATCAGCAATAAAACCATATTCTGAAATTCTTGAAACACGAACCTCGAAAATCTCTTTTTTCATTGATTCATTCTCTTGACGTTGTTTCTCACGTTCCGTAATGTCGTTTGTTTTGTTCGTCAAAGAATTACCAACTCGCTCTTTTACTTGGTCTAAAAGCAAATCGTACTCTTGGAAATCATAATCTCCATTCAAACTTTGTTCAACTAATTCAGTAGATGATTTCAAGTTTTCAAAAGTCATTTTTTGGATAACTTCATAACAGTAAGTTTCGATATTATCAATGTCTGTTTTGATTTTTTCAACACGAACTTCTTCTGCTTTTGCTTCGGCTTCCTTTTCGGCTTGAATAATTACTTCTTCTGCTTTAATTTTGACATCAGCAGTATCTTCCAATGGTTCGTTTATGTCAATCAAATCATCCCATTTTGATTTATCGTTTTTGCTATAAGTAGCAAATACAGAAGCATTATCTTTTTTTAGATTTTGTATCAAATATCTTGGACTTCTTAATTCTCCACGAATAGCAGTCAGCTCTTTTAACTCTTCTTTAGTTAAACGTTCTTTAGCAATTAATTCCGTAATTCTTGCTTCGTGCTTAACTTTCAATTCAAGTAAATTTTCTTTGGCTTTGTCATAGTTTTCCAACACAACCAAATTCTTTTTACTTGTTCCCATAAACTCCTTTAATGAAACTTCGGTAGTTCCAAATACTTCAATTCCTTTGTTTTCTTCTATACTCATGTTTACTTATTTTAAATGTTGTTTTTTATTTTGTTTATGCTCTTTCTTTTAAAACTTTTACCTTAAAGCTATCAGTAAAAGTTATTTTGTGTGCTAAATCTATTGTTTCTGGACTTATTTTAAAATCGAAAACACCCACTTCTTCAAAAGATAAATTTTCTCTTCCTTTTGCTAAATCTCTTCTGCTTAAAATTATTGTCATAATACTTGTTTTTAAATGTTGTTTTTATAATTAGTTGCAAATATATGACGTTATATATTTGCAACCAAATTTTTAGTGATAAATTTAATGCTAAAAAGGTAAATCCGTTTCTTCTTCTCCATTTCCAACAGGTGGAGTTTGAGAGTTTTGATTAGGTTGTGCTTCTTCATTGTTTGCAACAGCATTACTTGTATCTCTTGTCGGAGTACTAGGAACATTACTACTTTCTGAACTTTCATTCTTTGCCCCACCAAACTCAATTTCATCAACAATACATTTTAAAACTGCGTGAGTTTGTTGGTTTTGGTCTGTGTATGTTTCAACTTCTGCTCTACCTTGAACGATAACATAAGTTCCTTTCTTTAAATAAGGCGATATAGCGACATTATTTGTAAAGCGTGAACATCTTACCCAAGTTGTTCGAGTTTCGTCTTTAAACTTATCCGTTGTGGCTACATTGAAGTTTATAACTTGCATATTACCACTCGGTAAATCATTTACGATTGCATCGTTTCCAATGAATCCTGCTAAAATTAGTTTTCTCATTTCTAATTGTTTTTAATTATTGTTTCTCTTTTAAAATTTTATCCAAAATTCCTTCTAAAGCTTTTGGATTTAGCTTGTTTGCCGTTAAACATTTATTGATTAAGTTTTTATCAATGATGTTATTACTCATTACTATTTGCGCACTATCACAACAGATATTATAAAAAGCAGTTGTTCCTTCAGAAGTAGCATCAAATAGTTCATCATACTTTTTGGTTTCTTTTTTTAACATTTCATAAGTACCTTTCAATTGACTTTTCAACTTCTTATTGTTTGTTGGTAAATTATAAGTCAGTAAATCATCAAGTATCTCAACATACCTTTGGTTAACTATTCGCAATTCTATTAAATTGAAATTACGCTCTTGCTCTGGTGTTAATTCTGATTGTGTCATAGTTTAAATTTTTGAATTATTGCAGCAAGTACTCCAACACAAATTGAATTTCCTGCTTGTTTGTAAAGTTGACTATCTGATATTAATTTTGATTCAATTGTTTTGTCAATCATTTCTGGATTAAAGTCCATCAAATTAAAACATTCTCTTGGAGTTAATCTACGGATTCTTTGAGTAATCATTGCGTTTCTTTTTACAGATGCAATATATTCGTCACTTGAACCTGCTCTACCTATTGCGTGAGTAATACAACCTGCTATATTTTCATCAACTTGTAAATTCTCTAATTTTTCAAGTTGTTGCTTTGAAAGTTGTTTTGTAGCTAATCCACTTCTTGAACTTCTTAAAGTAGTAGAAAATTCAGTATATTCTCTAGGACTTTCTTCTCCAAAATCATTAGTTAAATCATAAACAACCACATTATCTTTTTGAACAGTAGTCAAAGCATTTGAAGTTCCGTTTTCGTTTATCTCCAACATTTGCTCCGTTTCTAATCCACTTTGTCTGCTTTTTGGATTCTCTGGATTACGACCTCTAATTGCTCCGATTGCTATTTTTGGTTCTTGATTTCCACCGCCCATTGTATGTATAGTTGGTGCAATTCCGTTTTTATCATAAACTCGTCCAGATTGTTCGTGAGTTTTATCCCACTTACCACCTGTTAACTGAAATTCTACTATTGGAGCTTCTGGAACTTTAGAAGTACCTATAAATACATCTTCCGCACCCATTTTATGATAACGAGCTGTTATACATCCACTTGTGGAATCATCTTCAGTATATGGATATTTACCTTTAGAATCTCTTTTTTCTCTATGTCCTGAAATCCAATTAAGCAATTTATCACTCAAAAAATACTTTTCATCAACTTCACTTTCAAGAACGTCTTTCAATCTTTTTTCTAATGGAAACGGCTTTGGAAATTGAAAGTCATTATCTTCATCATCACGAATACCAATAATAAAAATACGCTCACGATTTTGCGGAATGCCATAATGCTTTGCGTTTAAAACTTGAAAGTAAATGTGATACGGAACTGAATCTTTGTAAGGAAAAAATGTATGCACTCCATTAACTGATTTACCTCCTAAATAGTTTATCCATTCCTGGAACGTTCTGCCAAATTCTGCATTTTTATCAACTTTGTCATGTGAAAGCAATCCCTTTACATTCTCGAAAATAAAGTATCTCGGTTTGTTAACTTGAATAAACTCCAATGAATTGAAAAACAATATACCTCGTTTATCTTCTTTCCCTAAACGCTTTCCTGCTAAACTGAAACTTTGGCAAGGCGGAGAAGTCATATAAATATCTAAACTTTCGGTTGGTATTTCACGCTCGTAAACATCTTTTGGAAAATACTTTGGTGTACCATAATTTAATTCAAACGTTTGTCTTGCATATCGATCCATATCACAAGCAAATATTTCCTCAAAATAAATACCTAATCGAATTAACGCTTGGTTAAACGCTCCTACTCCAGAAAAATCTGAACCTACTTTTATTTTAGTCATTTGATAATCTATTTAATGAATAACCATTTTCTTTTGCCCATTCTGGGTTTTCTTCTACAAATTTATGTCCTTCCCTACTTAAAGCAACCCAATACTTTGTGTCCAAAAACAAACTGCCTACACGTCCTTTTTTATGATGTATGTCAGTAGTTGGTTTTTTTGTTATCGGGCAAATCTGATTTTCTTTTTTGCCTAAAAACTCTGTCCGTAAAACTGAATACTTTAGGTTTTCTATTTTACGTTTATCACTTACTTTCGGAATAATGTACTTTTTTGGTTGTTTAAGTTTTGGAGCTGAAACTTTACATTTACATTTCGTAAAAGAAGTGTATTGTTTAAATTCAGCTCCGCAACTTTTACAAACTTTTAGTTTGTGTGCCATTACACCGCTTTCAAGTGCTTATCTTCAGCGTTATTCAATCCTGACTTTGGAGTTTCTTTTTGGTTGAACAAGTCATTATCTCGTTTACCTTTGAAAAGAAACATAAACACTTCATTTGTGATTTCTGAAATGATTTCAGACAAAGTTTCAACTTCATCAATTGCTATTGGTTTGGTAGATGTACCAATAGTTCCATAGTCAGTTTCAAAGCTACCTGTAATAACGATACATTCGTTATCTTCTCCACCAACTAATTTTAAACCAGAAATTTCACATTCTCCAATAACCAATTTCTTTTTGTTGATTGCTAATTTCAGTGCTTCTTCATTTTGCTTGATGTTGTCAATAGCATGATTCCATCCCTCTGTTAAACCTAACGAATCAGCAAACACTTCTTTCAGCAAATCCAATTTTAATTTCAAATCATCACTTGGTTTTGAATCAGAATCAATCGTTACCAAATCATTTTTTCTATTGAGGTCATAATACTCAATATGGATATTCTTTTTACCCAATTTTAACTCCTGTAAGTCGAAGTTTTTTAAATCAATTTTTACCATTGTTAATTATATTTAAGTTATTAATAATTCTATTTTATCTGTTTTCCGTGCTTAATAACAAAATAAAGCTTTTCAGGTTCTGCGCCCCAATCAGGATTACCTATTCTTATCTCAATTCCTGCGTGTTCAAACTTGATAATTCTTTCGGCATCTGTTTCTTTTGGATAGCCTAAAGTCATTTTGTTTTGAGTAAAAAATTCAAATGTTATTTTATCTTCAACATTATCAATACTCATTATTTTGGGTAAATCTTCTTTATTGTAAAACACAAAAAACCTTCTCCAAAAATCTCTATTTTGTTTTTTGCCATTAAAAAGTAAAAATCTATTACACCAATTAGGCGTAATCTCTCTATAATCTTCGGTTTTAATTCCTGATTTTGTCATTTCAAACCATTGCTTTTTAAGTGATAATTGTAAATTCATAATTCTTCTATTTAAAAAATAAGTCCATTGTTTTTTGTTCTGCTTTTGCTCTGCCGTAAATTCTGAAAATCATCTTATGTTCTCCAAGCACAAATTTAAGGTTAATTGCATCAATACACTTGGTATTATCATCAGCAATTGTATTGGTAGTTATAATTTGTTTTTTGGAATTTTTTTCTTGACGTGCCGTTGGAGTTTTCAAAATATCCAAAAGCAACTTAATCCAATAATTCGCTTTGTTATCCAAATCAATATGACTTGTTTTGTGATATTCAAAATCTAATCTCATTTTATCCAATTCTGGAAGTCCTTTCAAGTAAGGAAGAAGAAACTCTTTGCTTTCAGTAATTATCTTTGATGTGATGTGATAAGAAGTTCTATCTGAATAAAACAAGTTTCCTGTTAAATAGAAATCTTGCTTTTCAACTTTATTTCCTTTGTAATCAAACTTTTCTTTTTTGTAATTTAAAGTCCATTTTGTTGGAGGATCAATTATCACAATCTCCTTAATCAAAACTAAATCTGATTTAAACAATTCAGAAACATATCTTATTAATTGATTTTTTTTATCAATTGATAACTCTATTAATTTATTGAAAAAATCTTTGTCAAATTCTACATTCATAGTTGCATTTCTTTATAGTTAATTTTGCTTTCTAATGTTATTACTCGTTTTCTGTTGTAAACAAAGTTGTAAATCAATATTAAATCTCCAACGCTGTAAGAATAAAATCTTTCAATATCAATTTTTGGTGTAATTACAATTTGCATTACAGACCATTCAAATTGTGCTACCGTAATACATAACAACTCCATTATATCTCTTTTTGAAAAATACTTCATAATTACTTTGGATTTTTAAGTTTATTATAATAATGAAGCAATGTTTTGTCAAGAGCTTCTTGTACTTCATATTCCATTAATTCCTTGCTGAATGTTTTGTCTATTTTTCCATAAATAGAAACTTGAATTTTCCACTTTTTAGAAGTTCCAATTGAAATTGGATAAATCTTAACTTCATTCTGCAAAAGAAACTGAAACTTATCACAAGTAATCTTATTTTGATATGAACTCGATTTCTTTTTTGAGGTTTTCAATATCTTTATTTTTTGATAGTTCAAGATTATGTTTCTCTAATTTCAACTTACTAATTTCAGTTTGTAATTTATCAAACTTACTTTCCGCATCAATATATCTAGAAACAGTAGTTTTACACAATGTTTCCAAATTTTGGCAGTAAGCCATAACTCTCCAAGTTGACATTAACAAATCTGTTAATTCCTTTTTTTGAGCATCTTTAATTTTAGGATTTAAAAGCCATTCTGAAATAGCATTAGAAACCAAAGTTAAATCTTCCAAATTTTTATCTTGTAACAACCATTGTGCTGTATCTGCATATTCAAACCTTTCACGAACTTTTTTTGACTGTTCTAAAATTAGCTTTACTTGGTGGCGTTCAATCTTTCGCTGTTCTTGCTGTTCTTTACTATCCATAAGCTTATATTTTAGAATGGAAGATCATCTTCTTCTTCTTCATTGTCATTAGAAATTGCTAATCCTGTTGGTTCAAAATATTCTTTTTGTGCATACTTTTTTTCTCCGTTGTATTCCCAATAAAAACGCCTTAAAACTTTATCAAAAAACATTTTTGTCGGACCAACAGAAGCGACTGATTCAGGCTTTGCTTTTGTTACAATAATATCAACTTCATTTGGCTCTCCATCAATTCTATGAACTGTAATTTGAGTTTTACCCATATCATACCAAGTTGGTCCACCTTTTAATTCATACGGTGTTGGTGCTTTACGAACTCCATTTTTATCAGTTTCAGTTTTCAATGGGTGTATTACAATGTGAAAGTGCATCTTATGTAATTCCGACAACGTATTTCGATATTCCAAAACATCCTCCAAGTATAAATCATCCCTTTGAATTGATTCTCCAGAAGCTCCAACATACCTACGCATATCTTTCCAACTATCAATGGTTGCTGTATGGATTCTTCTACCATCTTTTTTTACAGAAGCATCATTAATTTCTACTGCCATGTCCCAAAATTCGTAAGGCGTTATTTTAGCTTTAGCATTAGTTTTGTAAAGAATCTTAAAATGGTCTATTACCCAATCATAATGACGTTGAATTTCAGCTTCAGTAATATGATTTTTGAATCTTTTGTCAAATGTCTTACCACTTAATTTATGTATTAACATTGCAATTGCCATTTCTTTTTTACCAACATCTGGAACATAAAGTAAGTGCCTCCAACCATAATATTCTGACGCATTAAGCAAACATTCCAAAAGAAATTCAGTTTTACCACTTGAAGGTATTCCTGTCCAATCTGTAGCTCCTGGCAAACTCATTGTATATTTTTCATTGAAAACAGGAAAACCCAAATAAATTCCACGTAAAGCTCCTTCTTTATGATATTCTAATAAACTCTCTCTCGAATTATTAGAATTTGCAATATCAAATCCTTCTTTTATTTTAAAACTCATACTTTTAGTTTTCTTCTACGTTTTTTTTCTTCAGCATCATATCGCAAGTGACATAGTTGGCACATTGCTTTTAATCTATCATCCGCAACTTTATGATTAGTTTCGTCATGGTCTAAATGAGCAATTGTTAAAACTACTTTTACTGGTTTTATCCCTTCAAAATAACTCCAATGAATATCTAATTTTTGCCATGTTGTTTTTCCGTTAACCTTAAAAGAATGGACTTTTTCATAATTCTTTAAACCGCAACATTCACATTTATTTTCAGCGCGTTCCAAAATTCTATCTCGAATTTGTTTCCAATCTTTAGGATATTTTTTGTAGTCTATTGGCATAATTTTAGATTTCTAATGATTTGTATGCCCTGTTTCTTTTTTAACCGAATATGGCTTCTGGTGTATCTGTGAAGCATATCTCTCAAATATGTTTGGACGAGATAAAAACTCCAATGTAATGTATTTGTAATTGCTTTCGATGTGATGATTATCATTTGAAGCGTTATCAATAACAATACGAATAGCACTTTTTTCGTAACCTTCCTTTAATCTTTGAGCAAGATTACTTTTGGCTTTATCAGTTACAACTCTCGTTTGTTTTTTGAAAACAATATTGAAGTAGTCCATCAACTTTTTATAGTCCAACTTACCTTCATCAACCACTTTTTTACTCAAAGAATTATCAACCAATTTTTTCAATAAATTTAATTCCTCTTTACTTAAATCAGTAATTGATTCTTTATCCAAATCTATTGTTATCAATTTCATAGCTTCAAGTTTTTTTAGCGATTATATTGTAAATATCACATTCCAAGTACTCACAAATTTTTTTCCATTTGTTAATCAAAGGAATATCTAATTGCTTAAATGTTTCAAAGCACTCAACTTGCTTCTTTTTGCTTTTGCAATTTAAAATTACAGCAGCGTGTTTTTGAAACTGATTTGTTTCCTCCATTTGGATCAAAGCAGATGATGTTACTCCAACCTCTTTTGCTGTACTATCCATTGTCTTTTTTCTCAATGTAGGATTTGCATTATTCCATTCAACAACAGCTTGCTTTGTTGTTGATACATATTTTTCTTTTTCCATTATTTTGTGGTCTTTAAAATTTCTAAAAATTCTGATTCTGTTACTTTGGTTTTTTCATGGTCAACAGTTAACCAAACATTCCATTCTTGAAAAAGTTCACTATATTCAAAATATTTACAATCAAAAATAAATCCATAATCAATAGGTAATCCATTATCAACACAAACTTGTTTCATTCTGTCGCATTGTTCTTGTGATTCCATAACCACATAAACATTATAAATTGTTTTTTTCATTATTTTTTACGATTATTTTTAGCTTTGTTGTAATATTCTTCTGTTGTTTCTGTTACAACACCTTTTTTAGTTTCCACATAATATTTAAAACCATTATCAGTTTTAAATATTTTTCTACCATCTTTTAACTCGATTATTTGCTCTCTTTTTGACATAATTAATAAATTGGTTGTTCTGGTTTAAAAATTGGTTCAAATCTGAAATGTGTGATTTCTAAATTATCACAATGTGTTTTCCATTTTTTATAGTCATTCGCTTCATAAAATCCATTATTAGTAAAATAATATAGTTTTACAGATGACATATCATAAGTTCCAGTTTTCGGCAAATCATTTTCGCTTTCAATCTTAATCCAACCATTGTTGGTTTCAATGTTGTCTAATGATACAGGTCTGAAGTATTTTAAAAATCTCCATCTTATCGGTAAGCCATTTTTCTCCATTTTTTTACCAATTTCCATTTTTAAATTATCACAAGTTCCAAAATCATCTTTCATAAAATCTTTCACTTGCTCCCAATAATCTCCGTATGCCTCTTGTATTTTTTCTTGCTTTGTCATAACTAAATTTTACCGTTATAAATTGGATTATCTTTTCTGATTTCTTCTACGTCTTTTTTAAAGCGATTTACGACTGCATTTGGTATAATCTAATTACTTGATAACCAACGCATATATAAATCGTTTAAATAGCCTTCTTTTCGTGTTTTGAATGGCACTTTAAGTTCGTTTTTTAGTGCCATTTTTTATGCTTTTTATAAATTTTATTAAACCATACAAATAAGCAAAGTAATATTGCTAATGAAGTAAATAAAATGGCTATTTTATCGCAAGTTGGTAATTCTAAAAATTCCTTTTCCATGATTATTTTTCTAAAGTATTAATATCAATTGCTAAATTTTTCGGAATAAGTCCGTGAACGTCGAAGTGCCATTTTAGAAGTTTATTGTAATCTTCTAATATTTCAAACATATTGACAAAACTTCTTTCTTCCGCATCAAAATCTAAATCAAAATCTAATCTTAATTTATTTAAAGGTACGAACTTTTCTCCATCAACTTCAATTTCTTTTGTGAGGTCTGATAGTGGTCTTAGGATTGGTTTTACTCTATTTAAACTCGGTTTTGCACCACCTTCTGTTAAAACTGACCATAATAAACCGCTTTTATCCCATTGATGAAATCCTATTACTTCATCAAATTCACGACCTACGTAATCACATTTATAATCTTCTACCTTTACTTTCAAACCATAAGGCAAATAAGGCGCTAAATGTTCTAATGTTAATATATTTTCCATGATTATTAAATTTTAAATTGTTTTAATGCACTTGGAGTTAATTCAAATTGTGGGTCAAAAGAATAAGTAAGTAAATCTTCAATTGTATCTTCATACATAACCGATATAGTTTCGCTCCAATCTTCTCCTCTCATTATTAAAACAAATCCCCAAGAATGCTTTTCTAATAAATCAAATCCATCAAATAAAACTCTTTTTTTTGCTTGTTGGTATTCTTGCAAATCACTTTCGAATAATTCAGTATCGTATTCTATTGGTTTTCCAATGAGTTCATCATGAATTTCAAAAATATAACCTCCATTATATAGATTTGGCTCTTCCAAAACATTACCCTCATCATCACAAGGAACAAACATTGATAACGTGTTCTGTTGTTTTAGAAACTTATCATAATTATCTCTTAATCTACGATAATCAGAATCCGTAACATCTTTTAATTGTTTTCCGAAATCTATACTGCTAATTAATTTTTTGTTGTCCATGATTATTTTTGTTTAGTTAAAGTTTTCGTTTTTCCATCAATACTAGAAATGTATCTATGTCCGTTTTTAATTTTTTCAGCCTCTTGCTCTTTTGCTATTTCCAAAACTTTTTGAGCCGATAACTTTGCTCTTTTTTGATTTTCAAAAATCGTTTCTTCTGGAACATCTTTGCGCTTCTTGTTTCTTTCTTGTGCCATTTTTCAAGTTGTTATTTGTAAATGTTGTCTTTGAAGTATTTTTGTAGTTCTTTTGCGACAATCTCATCACTTTGATTATAGTCAATTTCTTTTTCTACATCTTTTGGGTCTATTCTTACCAACCATACTAATAATGCAACACTAAAATCGTCTGTTATTTGTTCGCATTGGTCAATAAAATGTTCATTTGAATAATGAGGAAATGATTCGCTAAATTTTTCTCTTAACTTATTCATTGTCTGTTATTTTAGTTAGTATTTGTTTTGCTTTTTCTTTTTTCCATTCAGGTATATCACATTTACCCTCTAAAATAACACTCAACATCTCAAACATTTCCTTATTCTGTTCCAACAACTCCGATAACTCGCAGTTGATTTGTTGACGTACTTTGAAAGCATCGATTATTAGATTGGCGTTAGCCTCTTTTTTCTCATGATTCCAAACAGTACATATTGATTCATTATCAGAACCTATTGATATTCCTATTTCGTTACTAATTCTAATTTTTAAATCTTCCGTAGTTCCTTTAAATTCTGCCATAATTATTTATTTTTTAAAATTTTATTTACGTGAACTGAATTTATAAAAAAATCTCCATTAGTTGATTTAATGGTAAAAATATAATCATTAGGAACTCCATTAGGCTCATGGTCTGATATTCTAATTGTATGTATTTGTCCTGTTTTTTTATTTTCTATTTCAAAATAAGCTGAATAATAATAATATTGAACAATATTTATTTCATTTCTCCTATTTCTTAAAGCTTTTTCATTATTTTTTAAAACTCTATTATTTTTATAAAAAACAATCATTTTACTTTTGCTAACGTTTAAAAATAAATCTATAATATCATTATCTTTAACAATATTAAATCCTAATTTTTGTATTTCATTTTCTGCTATTTTTAGTGATAATAACACATTAGTATAGTAATTGTTTTGATTATAATCAGTTTTCATAATTAATATATTTTAGTAGTTTCTGAAATTGTTTTTTTAAACTGATTATCGTTTACATCAGTTTGTGTTTTAGGTAATCTAACCATCAATACTCTTGGAGTAAAATCTTTTATCGGATTTAATGCAATTCGCATCAATCTAACATTGTTGTTTACATGGAATATTTCTGCTGTACGCTCCATACTAAAATACTTTTAGCTTAAACATTACGACTAACCAAATTACGAATCCTAATACAATGTTAAATATTCCTTGTCGATTCATTTGCTGTTTTGTGATCGGTTTTCTATTTTTCATAAGGCACATTATTTTTGATTAAAAACCATTCTGGAGCAGTAATGAAATATTTATTCCATATTTCTTCTCCTTTTTTTTCCACTAAAGCAATACTGCATATTGACTTTGGAAACCAAACTAAAGTCATTGCACTTGTACAATCTCCTTTTTCATTAAATTTTAAATCAACTAAAGCCCCAATGCTATTATCAGATTCCCTAACTCCCGATACTTGGATTGTAAATTTTTCACTACTCATTTGTTTTCTGTTTTAAAAGTTTAGCAAATATATAATATTATTTTAATAAACAACTAAACTTTTAATTTATTTTTCATTAATTTTTAATAAACAAAAAAAGCACCCAAATTAATGAGTACTTTTCAAAACTAACTTAAACTAAAACTATTTCTTTTTTCCTTTGATGCTGAATATGCTAAAATCATATCCGATATAGTAGTTTTTATTATTATCAACCGAAAACCTATATATGTTTCCTTTACGATTTTGACCGCTTAAATTAGCTTTAAAAATCGAATTTGATAGTGTAACATTGTTTCCGTATTCAAGCCCTCCTAAAAGCCTAAATTTTACCTCTCTGTTGTTTTCTGCTTTCAGTTTTGAATTTTCAGTTTTAAGAATATAATTATCGATTAAAGAATTTCCATATTGTTTTTCGGTTAGCAATACCCTTTTTTCACAATTATTAATCAAAGTATCTTTTCGCTTCGATGTCAATTCACAATCCTTTAAAATTTCATTTGTAAACCTTAATTGATTTATAGCATCGTCACCAGCAACTAAATCGGAAATAATCTTAATTCCAACCGTATCGCTAACTTCAGTTCCGTTGGCAGTTGTTTTAACTTCATTCCATAACTCGTAACGCTCTTTGTAAAACATCGCAATTTCTCCACTGTCAAATAGTTTTAGTTTAGCCTGATTCTGGACCGCTTGTTTTTTCATTTGCTCCAACTGTTTAGCTGATGCAATTGATTTAATAGAATCACTTTTAACTCTATTTAAAACATTGTCATACTTTGACTGTAGCAAATCTTTTGCGTGTTGGATTTCGACGTTTTCGGTTTCTTTTTTTGTCAGTGTCGAACTGTCAAAATTTCTTTGACTGTTGTATTTTAAAAACGATAATACCAACCACAAAAGCAGTAAGCCAACCAAGCAACGTAATATTAATACTTCTTTGTTTTTCATTTGATGGTTATTTGATTTGTATCCCTTATTGATAGGGGTAACATTTGTTAATTATTTGATTTTATGTGCTTTATAAATATTGAAAATTAAAACCTTATTTGATTAAAACCAAAAGTACCTCACGTTTTTTATTTGGTGGCTATACCCAAACTTTTGGTTTAATTTAGCGTTAGTGTATGAATTAAATCAAAGCATCATATTTTATAACAATTTCTGCTATGTCTTTTGCTAATTGTTGTTTATTTTCGTGATACGCTGTTAAATCATAAATATTTGAAATAAAACACAATTCTAATAAACAAACTATTCCGTTTTCACGCATCAATCCTAAACGTCCTCTATGACTTTGAGCCTCATTTATAACGCCTCTATTTTTAATACCTAACCTAAAAGCCGTAGCATTAACCAATTCTTTAGCAAAAGCATTATCTAATCTGTCCGCATCTGTTCCGACTAAAGCTGTTGTTCCAGTTGCTGTTGGTTTGTCCGAAGCGTCAAAATGAAATTCCAACACAACCGAAGCATTTCCAGTTTTAATGCGTTCTAAATATTCCGACAGTCTTTCGTCGTCATTATCTGAAACGTAAGGAGCTTTTTTATTTTTTAGTTGTGCTATTACTAAATTACGGAATTCAACCGCTAAATTAGCTTCTGTATATCCGTTGCCTACTGCTCCACTATCTTTTTTAATCCCTTTTGGATTATGTCCTGCTGAAATAAATATCATAATGTTTTATTTTTTTAATCGTTCCTCACTAATTTCATATTCTCCGCTTTCTTTAAGGCTTTCAATGTCGTTTTTAAATAAATATTGAGGCATTATTTTTGCGTTGTTATCAATTTCAAGTTGTCTAATTTGTTCGTTTTTTAATTTAATATCTGTTTTTTGATTTTGATGATAGTAATAAATTCTTAAACCAAAATATATAAATCCAAATAAAGACATTCCTACCTTTATCGAATTGTCAACTTCCGACAAAACAGACATTGGTTGTTGCGCAATTAAAGGTAAAAACTGCAAAAAATTAATTCCAGCTATTAAACCAAAAAAAGCATCGCTAAACTTTAGTAAAAATTTATAATGCATTACTCTTCGCTTTTATTTTTCAATTGTAATCTTTTTGCATATTCATTCAATCCTAACAATGTAGCCACAAACATTAATATTGAAGCAACAACAAACTCTAAAACTTCAAAGGCACTATTCCAAGATGGTGTATAAGTGTAAACTATAACATAATGCGAAAACAACACCGCTAAACATCGTTTTAACGACCATTTACCATTGGTTTGAAGTGTATCTTTTATAAATTTAATCATACAAGTTTATTTTTAAAATTCGTCTTAAAATCAACATTGCAATAGCTATTACAGCAAACGATAATTCATTATAACTTAATTCTTTTGGATTGAAAAATAACTCGTCACATAAGTTGTTTAAAGCCAACATAAATACTAAAAAAGTTATTGCTGTATCTTTTACATAATACAAAAAACTTGCAATTGAAAGTATTAAAATAGCCTCGCCAGTATAGTAAAAGTGTTGCGGAAACATATAACTATAATTTCTCACTGCTATATCTAATAACAGTGAGAAAAATACAATTATATTAAATAGTTTATCTGTCATTTGGACGACCACCAATTAATTCTAATTCCAATCCTACTTCTTTTGCTAAGGCAATTGTTTTTTCTGTAAATTCTAATTGCTCTTTTGTCGCCTCTTGATCTAATGCTAAAATTGCTTTCATAATATTTATAAATTTAAAGTTTGTGTAATTTCTGTAGGTTGAATTTGATTTAGTAAATTCCAAACATAATTTGCTTCTTGAGCATAGCCATTATAATTTCGGTGTTCATCATTACCTACTGTAAACGAGAATTGAGTTACATCATAAAAAGTTACCAAACCTTGATTTGCTAAATTAATTTTAGTTTGATTTATTGCTACATCATAGGTTGGATTTGGTTCAATTCCCCAAACATTTATTCCTCCAAAAATAAAAGGTACGTTTTGACCTAATTTAGATTTCCAGAAATTAAGCCAGCTTATTTGCTTGTTAGTATAAGCATTTACTCCTGTTTGTGATGTGCTATCGCTTTCGCCTTGAACCCATCTTACCCATACAAAAGGTCGTTTCCCAGATGCAATAAGTTGATTAATTGAATTGACAATAGCAGTATTGGTTGTTAAATAAACGGAACCGTTAGGTGGTAAATGTTTCGAAATATTTGTGCCACCGACAGCACAATTAACATAGTAAAATGGTCGTGAAAGTTTGTAAGCCAACTTTTGAAGTGTTAAATTAATTCCATGACTTCCACGAGAGTCAATGTTTTGGTTTTGAAATACACCAGCGGTTTTATTCCATTCTTGAACAATGTTAGTTTGTTGGCGTTCAGATTTAAAAGACCCACCTGTATTGTTTACGCATGCTCCTAAAGCATTACTTTGACCCAAATCAATTAAAACAAGTACTGCGTTTTCAGGAAGAAAATCAGTAAAACTTAAACACCTTTGAACCCCAAATGGCTGTAGATAATCAACTGTAGCTCCTTTATTGATTTGAAGCATTCCTTTATCAGTTCCAGTTCCAAATGATGCATTTCCAACTGTAAATCTTGCATAAATTTCGGTAGTAGCATTTGTGGTAAAACTTCCATTTACTAACGCTCCAAGTGAACGTACTGGATTATAGTTACTATCATATAGGTAGTTGTAATTTCCTAATCCTTTTGCTCCTGAATAGCTATACGTTGTACTTGGTTCTAATTGAATAAATTCGGAAACAACGTTATTCGTGTTTATGGTAAAAGTTCCATTAGATAAGATAGCTTGTCCGATTGTTGCAGTTTCTTTGTTGTATAGATTAGAAGTTACAACCTGGCAACTATCCGCTAATTTCGCAAAGTGATTTTCAACATCATTTGTTAATTTTTCTTTCTGTGGATTTCCACAAGAAAATAGAGCGATTGATAATAGTAAAATGATTTTTTTCATGGTTTTAAATGGTTTGATATGTTAAATTAAATTGTATTTGTCTAACGTTTCCAGTAGCTTGCATTAATACTATTTCGTAACCTGTACCCGCTGAATTTTTACGTAAAAAACAAATATTGTAAGTACCTACTACAGTTGTTTTATCAGAAGATAATAAACCTTTTCCAACTGCGATTTTACCTGAATTAACATCCAACGTACTCATTACATAAGGCACTGGAAAAGTAGCAGGAAGTGGTAATACAACTTGTGTAACAGAATTACCTTGAGTTGTATAATACATATTGAAAGAAATAGTAACTACTTTATTTATTTGTTGGAAGCTGATTTTTGCTTCTGTTAAATTAGTTGGTTGTGTTCCTGTAAATGTAAAAGTTGGTGTTTCTGTGTAATCTATTGGATCTACTGATTTAAAAGTAACTTCCGATGCATTAGCTACAGCATTAGTATTATTTACTCTTAAAGAATAAGCTGATAATGATTTTGAAGCATATATATTATTAAGAAATACTTTTAAATTAGCAAAAGTTAATCTTTTCCATAAATTAGTACTTACATCTTTAACCATTAAACTATCTGTATCTATTGGTGTAGTATAATTAACATCACTAAAATCGTGTATTTCGTTCATTTCAAAACCATTCTGAATACTAACAAGTATTTCTCCGTTTATAGTGTGAACTCTTGATACAACTCCAATATAAACTAAATGAGCTGGCGCAACTGGTTTGCTTGATAATCCAAATATTAAATTACCGTTTGTACCTAACCAAACAGCATCACCTATAGTTGCTGAATTAGTATTTAGCCCTGTTAAAAAACCTTTAGTTACTACATTTACTATTGCGTTTGTTACTCCTGTTGTTTCTAATAACCCTAATGTTTTACTTGATGTAGATTCTGAATTATTTGAAGCTTTTGAAACAATTATATTTGTTCCATTTGCTTCTGAAATATAAACCGCTTGACCTTTATTTACACCTTCTGATAATTTAACAGTTATTTTTGTTGTTGAATTTGTGTTTACATTTGATATTAAATTATCAATATCTTGAACTTTTTGTTTATCGGAATCCGTATAATTGTTGTCAGTATGTATATAATCAGAATCGTGAACTATATCTTGCGGTACATCAGTTAAATCATTATAACTTCCACTAAAACTACTTCCATCTTTCGGTTGCAATTCTATTTTTTTTGTAGATTCATTTACTGTTGGAATATAACCATTTTTGCCTTCAAAATCAACATCAGAAACCTCTATTAAATCGAAATAAGAAGTTGCATCAGATATTTTTATCTGCACAACTTCTTCTGTGATTAAAACAGGAAATTCACTTACTATTTCTTCTATGATTATATTCATTATCTTGAAATATCTTCGATTATTTTAATTTTTGCATCATACAAAGTTTCAATATCTCCATTTGCTTTTGTTTGCTGAAAATCTGAAACATACAATCCTTGTTCTGCTTGAATTACTTTTTTATTCATCAATAACTTTCCATTTAAAGCGTCAGAAATCACAAAAGAACCATCAGCAGTTGACCACTCAAAAGCTACAGGATTGTTATTTGTACCTATTTCTGCTTTTCTAAATTGCATCAAAAAAGTCATTCCTGTAATATCATAAGGCAATGTAATCAAATTGGATTTTCTTGTATCGCCTTTTTTTACGCAATTCATATCCCATGTTTTCAAACAACTCATAATCTATTTTTTTACAGAATTACTATTTGATTTTTTAGTAGGCAAAGTAGGTTTCACAACTTCTTCTTTAGGCATTAATTTGTCCTCCATTTGCCATTTCTTAAAGTTTTCATCCCAACTTCCTTGACCTAAGTTTTCAGTAGCTTGTTCGTGTGAAATTAATTTTAAAGCTAACATCAACTCAATTGCTTTTGCTTCTTTTAACGGATCGATATGTGGCATATCTTTTCCTAAAAATCTACATTGTGTATAAGCCTCTGTTACCATTGGATTATTTATATTTTCAATATAGCCTGGAGCAATAATCTTTTTGTTCAAAATCTGAAACTCCAACCACAATTTATAAATAGGAATGTAAAATTGTTCCGCCAAAGTTTGTCTATCAACTGTAATGAAATATCCAAAACTATTGATTGCTGCTCTCGATGCTGAATAATTAGAATTGAAACTTTGCATTGCTACTTCTGGAGGAACATTTGCACCTGCACTAATTCCATTGAATACAGTTGAATGAAAATCAGCAAAATTTGTTTCAATACTTGATTTAAATGACTTTAGCTTTGCGCCTTGTGTCATATTATAGGCTTTTCCAGATGTTTGTTGTGAAATTTTATTCGCTAAACCATCTGCCAAAACTCTTTGTTGTTCATCATCTAATTGCGGACTTACAATTATTCCTTTCTTTTTATTAACCTCATCTTGCAAAGGACTACTACCATCTGAATAATCTTCATGTTCAATAGAGTAAACAACATTTGCTCCTTGCTCTGCTTTAGTAACAGCAGCCTCAACATATCTGTCAAGCTTGTTAATCTTTTCAAGTGATTGCGACATTTCTGGAACTGCTCTCAAATGGTCTGGACTAACTTTTTTACCAGAAACTAACCAAGCTAATTTTTTACCAGAATTTGCGCCATAAGCAGGTATTCTTTCGTATTTGTCAAAATCATTATTCTTTTTAATTCTAACAAAATAAGCAATATGTTTTCCATTTACATCAATCTCTATTCCATGTTGAATAGTATTCTTTTTTGCTTCTGCTTCTGCAAAATATTTATTATCGATTCCTGGATTCTCAACAAATTCTCCTGATACAAATTGAATAGTTGGACCACTATCATCAAAACGTGCAATCAATAGATTATCCCCTCCAAGAAAAGCACCTTTATCAAAATCACTTGCTAATTGGTGTAGGTTTTTTTGTTTAAGATAATCGGACTGATTTGAGTTCGCCCAAATCATAAATCTTGCTTCAATTACTTTTTGAAGTTCAGCCGATTGTTGATCGGTTATGTTTATATCTTCAGATTCTAATACAGTTAAATTTGGCTCTGCTTGTAACTTTAATCCAGAACCAATTTTCCAATAAAAATACTTTGAAGCTATAGTTTTGAAAGTGTCTATACTTGAATAAGCATAATAAGAACGCAATCTTAATTTCTTGTAGTCTGGAATATTTTTAATGATAACTCCAAGCTCTCCAAGATTCTTTTCTCCGTCCCAATCTTTACTTATAATTGGATAACTTGGTCCATAAGTAAAGTCATTGTTTTGATACGCTGTACTGCTTTTTGGCTGAAACGTTTCTAAACTTTCTTCTTTGGATATTTTTTTTAATCCTAAAATACTTAATATTCCCATCTTGTTTTTTTAAAATTTTCCTCCAACTAACCTTAAAGAGCTTCCGTTGGCTTTGTTTATGTAATATTGACGTAATTTAATTAAGCCTTGCATTGCTTTAGATAAATCATTTACATTTCGATACTGACTTCTAACTTTCATTTGTCCGTCATCAAGCTCCCATTGAAGTAAGTGACCTGATTCAATACCTGTCAGTAAAGTTTTCTCCATTGATTCAATCAATAAATCATAGGTAGCTATTTTACCAATTAATTTAGATTTGCATTCAAAATAAGCTGATACTGTTGTAAATTCTGCATTCATATCTTTTCGCTTTAGCTTAAAACAAATAAAGGAACACCTACCCTAAAGCAAGTATTCCTTTATCTATATTTTTATTCGATGTTATCACAACATTGACTTTAAATTCTTTACAAATATAGAAATTTATTTGAATAAAAAAGCTACTCGAAATAAATCGAATAGCTTTTCATCAGAAAACAAAAAAAACAACATGAATAAGTGATTACAAACGTAGTGATTTTTTTTGTTGTTTTTAACAATTAATTTATTTTGAGAATTTTTCTCAATCGGCTTAATTCAGATTCCATTGCTAAAATAGTATCATTTTTTTGTTTAACTATTTTATTGAAACGTTCTTTTTCAAAATGATATTCAGTTAATGGATTTTCACAACAACAATCATCCTTGTCTAAACTATGAATAGTTCCATAGCACATTGGTATAAATACTTTATTTTTAGTTTTTGGATCAATTGTATAATAGCATTTCATTTTTATTCAGTTATATATCCTACCAAAATCCACTTTCTGTAGCATAGTTTGTAATATGGTGTTTTCATAGCTTAACATTTAGTTGGTTTGTCTGGTGGAAAATTAGGAAGCAGACATTCATCAACAATTTCTCGTTTTCTATTTTGACAACCATTTTCATTGCAATAATTCATTGTGCATTTTACTTCTGGCGTTTCACAAAAAGTATGTGGTTGTCTGTTTATTGTTTTTTCTGACGTTAATTTATCTTTTAAGTTTTGATAAATTTCTTCCGTTTTGTTAAAATTACTTTTTTTTGGAACAATAGATTTATATTTTTCTAAATACTGAATTAAACTATCAATAGAATTATTTCTAACTTCAAATTCTGAACGATTATCATAATTTTCAATATTATCTACTAAATTTCTGATTGTAACAAATTCTTTTCTTGGTGGTGGAGGTATAGCTACAAAAGTGCTAATTGCATCATTATAATTTCCTCTTTTTTTTGTAATTCCAAACATAATTTTTATTGTTTTTTAGTTATTAATCATTAATTAAATCGCAAAATAAATTCCAAGTAAGGTTTCTGTTTTTTGGGTCTTGAAGCTTTAAATCAGCTATAAATATTTCCTTTGAAGCCTCTCCGTACACCCTTACGTCCCAAAAGTGATTGTCCTCACGTTTTTTCTTCCAACCATAACCTATTTCAACTCCATTTTTAAATACAGGCACTCTAACCTCACTTTCGTAGTGAGAAAAGAAGTTTTTCAAGTTATATTGACCATCTGAAGGTTGTGGAAAATTCATAAAACCACTCGGTTGTGTTCCATCAGAACCTTGAATTAAAGCCATATTGGCAGCAACTTGTTCTTTAAGCATATTTACATCCAAAATATATAAAAGTCCTTTATTTTCTCTTGAATGACTTATTACGGGACTATTTTTGTCATTTGCTCTTGGTTTTTCTACGGTATCTCCTTTTATACCAAAAATACGTCTATCTTTTATACTTGTAATAAAATTATAAGCCAATTTGGTAAAGTTTCCTGTATCAACTAAAGTAATGTCAATATCGTAGAACATTCCGCTTTCTCCTTCCAAAGAATTATAGATTATTTCCTTAAACTTATTCCAAACTGAATTTGGTAATCCATGATTGAAAGTCCACATTTCTCTATCAGATTCCTTTTCTCTATCCTGCTTGTTTCTCCAACGGCTTCTTTTGAATGTTCCAATACTGCCGTGATTTATAGAATAAGTTTGTCCGTTAGAAGTATGTGCAACTATTTCCCAATCTATCCTAACATCTTCTATTTTATTTGGCATATCCATTATACCTGCTAAATCGCAACAAAGTGAAATTAATGCTATTTTACCGTTTCCATCAGTTTCACAAGTAACGTCAGGTATTTTGCCAATTTCGTAAGAACCTACGTTGTTCATAAGTCCAATTGCTCTTGGTGTTGTACCTCTATCCTCCCAAAGCTCTCCCAAACGTGTATTAGTAAATGTTTTTAATAATCCAATATCAATTGGCTCGTTTTTAGGACAAGCCAATATCCATTCGTTAACCAAAGTAACCCAATCATCAAAACCACTTGGAATACAAATAGCATTGAAACTATAACTTCTGTATTGTGGTCGTAAAGGAACTGCTGTCGGAATCCATTTTCCTGTTAGATTAAGTTTTGCTTTTTGCTTGTACTCAATTTTACCGCAACACTTTTGGCACTCATAATGTACCGATTCCTCAATTAATTTATCATCTGCATCAAGTTCCCATTTAATCCCTCCATGAGTTCCGTTCTCACGTTCAATCCTCCATAAAATTGGAATATATTCGTTACAATGAGGACAAATCCAATTCCATTTACGCTTATCTCCCATTTCGTAAACCTCCTCAATGTTAGAAACTCCTTTAGTTGTTGGAGAAGAAATATAGCAAAGTTTTTTAGAATTTCCAAAAGAAACTGTACGACCTTGCAAAAGCATACGAATTGAGCCTTCTAATAAGTTGTTTCTTGGAGCATCATCAAATTCATCAGCTAACACTATTTTTGCTGAATACTGACGTAATTTTGAAGGTTTATAAGTTAAACAAGTCAAAGCTCCACCAACAAATTCTTTTTTTATGTCAGTATCTCCCGTTCTATGATTTGCTTTTTTTAATGAATTTGGTCTTATCAAATCTTTAAGATTTCCAGAATTTTGAATAACGGGATCAAGTCTATCTCGAATCGTATCTCTTACAAGTTGGTCTGAACCCGAAACAAAAATTACTTGTGAAGGATTTTGCGACATTATGTAGGCAATAATATTCACAACAACACCTGCTGTAAATCCAGATTGAACACATTTCATAATTCCTTGCATTTCCACATCAGATGAAGGACTTAAATTATCTAATATTTCTTTTGAGTAAGGAGAACGGTCATAACTAAAAAATCCTGCATACCTAGATTCCGCAGAAGTCAAATAAACAGTTTGCTCAACCCATTCGCTTGGTTCAAGTTTTATTGGATTGAAACTGAAAATAGCTTCTTGGATTTCTTTTATGTTTTGTAGAAATATTTTATTTAGCATAATTTTTTATTCAACCAATTTAAAATATTTTCTATTCGCAATATTTTAAGTAATAAAATATACTGCTTCAACAATAAAAAATTTGAGTAAATCATATTTCCAAATAAAGTGTTATTTATTATATGCCAACGAGCTTCTGAATCTAAATATGGTTTTTTCATAAATTATCGTTTTCTAAAATTATATCTTTTAACATAGATTTTCTATTTCTTTTACCACTTCTTCATAATGTTCCAATTGCATTAAAAAACAATAAGCATCATCTTTTGGAGTTAGCTTAACATAAATCTCTCTTATTTTTTCAACACAAACCAAAGCACATTCCTTTTGTGATTCTACACAAGGCTTTCCATTATTTTCAATCCATTGACAATGTTGTTCAAAACTATCAAAGATTTCTTTCGCTTCTTCTTTTGGGGTCATAATACTAAAATTTATGTTCCTCTTTTCTTTTTGTACACTTGATTTTTCCTCTACGCAACAAACCTTTGTCGTCTAATTTGCATTCGCAATCATTTTGAAATTGATAATCCTCTTTATATTTTGGAATAGGTGTTTTTACTTGCTCAATATCATCAATAAATTCTACTTTTGGAACAATTTTTCTAATAGTACTTCTTGCAGTTTTTAATACATTTCTAATTTCAGAAACCTCCTCTTTTTTGTTTACCTCAACTTGCGATTCCAAAAAGTCTTTTACTTCAATGTAAAATCCAAGTCCAGGCTCATTATCGCAATTAAAAAAACGACCTATTTTACTTCTGTTTATTCCAGTTGACTTCTCAATCTGATAATAAGACAATCCCAACTTTAAACGAATTTCATCTAATCGCTTAACTTCTATTTTCCATTTTTCCATTATTATTTATATTTATTCGTTATCAATTACAAATTTAACATTAAATAGTTCTCTTATTTCACGGTGCTTTTTAACACCATTATAGGACATTTTATTGTCTTCCTGATATTTTGGAATAGTTTTCAAGTTTAAAAACATTCCAGCTAGTTCAATAATTTACACTAAATCATCATTTGTATAATCACCTAGTTGCATTTTATCATGTAAAAATTTACATAATATACTTCCTTTTTCCGTTGTGTTTACTGGTGTTGACATATTGGTGCAATTTATTGAATTGATGTTATTAAGTAGTTAGAACGATAGCTTATGTAGGAGCGTTGAAAATATAATGCTGACAATCTTCTCCGCCACTATCAATTTTTATTAATCCAACAAAAACAGCAAATTCAAAA